TTATGCTTTCTTTGCATCCTCAAAAACCTCAGGGTGGGACAAATTTGGGACATCGTCACCCAATATGTCGTCAATTTTCCTCGCGTGCTCTGTCAAATGATTAGGTGCAAGGTGTGCGTACCTACGCACCATTTCGATAGACTCCCAGCCGCCCATTTCCTGAAGTACTGACAGCGGTACACCTGACTGAATTAACCAACTGGCCCAGGTATGGCGGAGGTCATGAAAACGGAAATTTTCAATTCCTGCCCGACGACATGCTGTTAACCACGATGTGTTATAGTCCAGGCGCATCTTTCTGATGCTTGGTGTCATTGTCCCGTCAGGCCTTCTGGCAGCAGTGGTATAAACAAACACCCAGCGGTGATGTTTGCCTATTTGATCACGCAACACCTTGCAGGCAGTGTCATTCAGTGCGACCCCAATAGCGCGGTTTGACTTACTGTCTTCAGGGTTTACCCAGGCAACACGTCGCTGCATATCGATTTGTTGCCACTCCAGATTAATAATGTTTGATCTCCTCAGGCCAGTTGCCAGTGCAAATTTAACTACAGATTTCAGGGGATCAGAACATGCATCAATGAGTCTCCTGGCTTCTTCTTTTTCCAGCCATCTCACGCGTTTGTTTTTTACGGCAGGTATTTTGATTACAGGTGCTTTTTCAAGCCATTTCCAGTCTCGCTCTGCGGCGCGCAGAATAGCCTTGATCATTGCCAGGTGTGTTGCTTTTGTTTGCGTGCTCACCGATTTAGGTATATAGGCTGGTGGTTCTTTCCCTTTTCTTAATGCAGCCTCCACCTGCAACTTCCATCTCTCCTTTGTTTTTCGGTTATACGCTTTGCTGATAACTGAGTAGATCATTGCCTCCGATATATCCTTAATCCTTATACCCTCGAAATGCTCAATCCAGAATGCGATTCTGGATTTATCGGAATCGATGGATTTCTTGTCGGCTTTTTCCTCAAGCCATCTCAGGCAGGCTTCTTCGAAAGTGACATCTGGCATATCCCCCAGTTTGTCTACTCGCCAGAGTTCTGCTTTTCGCTTGTCGTGCAACTCCTGAGCTTGCCGCTTGTCCTTTGTGCCAAGAGACTCCTTAATTCGCTTCCCGCCCGGGAGCGAGTACGAGGCGTACCATATTTCACCTCTGCGGAAGAGTGACATTTTCTTTCCTCTGTTATGCCATCACCCGCGCTCACCTGGACAGTATGCAGCGGTGAATGAAGTGCTGCAATGCAGGCTTGCCGGGTTGTGAGATAAGGTGATCTTTTACCGGAAGAATTTTTTCGTGTTGCCTGTAGTCGGCCCGTTCGTATCCAGTTAACAGCTGTTGGCCTTGATATCTTGAGAAACTGACAGGCCTCTTTGAGGGTGATACTGTGTGAATCCATATTTTTGCCATTAAAAACCGCCCGAAGGCGGTTGTCAGTTGATTGATGTACGTCGCATTTTTCGAAGGCTGGCAATATGCATTTCCTTCTCAATTTCCGCTTTAATCATGTGTAGTTCGTTGTGGTCGACTCGCTCAAATTCTTCATTAAATGCACCAATTGAAGTGGCTCGGGTTCTGCCGTCGAGTCTTCGGTAGATCACCTGAGTAAGAGTTACCTTGCAGATTTCCACCGGATAGTTGTTGGCATCGACGAAAGACTGCCCGCGCTGGATCAGGACGAACACTGGTTATATTCCTGGTGTGCCATATCATAAACACGGCGTGCCGTGAGGTATGTTGTGGCTAACGTCGTCCGTATCCAGAAACATCCCCGGGTTGTGACGGTCATTTCCGGTACTTTGAACTTCAGTGCATCAACGATATGCTGGTGCTTTCGGCATTCGAATAGCGAACTGGTGATAACAACACTTGCTGCCGAACCATGACTTTCAAATGAAATATTCATATATGAGAACCTCATTGTTACTGGCTATCGCCATTGCTCCCCAAATACAAAACTAATTTCAGCCAGTGCTTCGTCCATTTTTTCGATGAATTCCGGCACCATCTCGTCAAAACCAGCCATGTATTTTTCATCCCGCTCGACCACGACATAATGCAGGCCTTCACGCTTCATGCGCGGGTCATAGTTGGCGAAGTACCAGGCATCTTTTCGAGTCACCCACATGCTGAATTGCACCTGGGCCATGTAAGCTGATTTTATGGCCTCGAAACCACCGAGCCGGAATTTCATGAAATCCCGGGAGGTAAACGGACATTTCAGCTCAAGGCCGTTGCCGTCACTGCATAATCCATCCGGAGAGCAGGCGGTACGCATACTTTCGTCGCGATAGATGATCGGGGATTCAGTAATATTCACGCCGGAAGTAAACTCAAACAGGGCTCTGGCGTCGTTCTCGTACTGTTTTCCCCATGCCAGGGCTTTGGCGTTAACTTCCGGGGCCACACCCGTGCAGACCTCAGCCAGCAGAGTGTGGAAGTAGGACATTTTCATGTCAGGCCATTTCTTTCCGGAGCGGGGTTTTGCTATCACGTTGTGAACTTCTGAAGCTGTGATGACCCCGAGCCGTAATTTTTGCCATGCATAATCTCCCTGCTCGACACCTCTCACGTCGATCCCGGTACGTTGTAGGATAATTTCTGGTGTCATGCTGCCACCTTATGCTCTGTGGCTTTCTGTTTAAGGAATCCAAGAGCCTTCTCTGCTTCGGCTTGGGACAGTTCTGACGACGCTCGAATGTTGCGGCGAAAAATCTGGGAACAGAGCGGCAACAGGTCGTCATCCCACGTTTTTTCCATGGAAGTAAGAAGGGCGTTAATTTCCGACATGGTTTCTTCGTTAACCGGGGTGATGTCGCGTTCCGGCTGACGTTCTGTAGTATATGCGGTATTTTCGACAATACGCTCGGCTTCATCCTTGTCATAGATGCCAGCAAATCCGAAGGCCAGGCGAGCACACTGAATCATGGCTTTGTGCCGTAACATCCGTTTGGGATGCGACTGCCACGGTCCGGTGATTTCTCTGCCTTCGCGGGTTTTGAATGGTGCGCGGCGACATTCATCCATCCACTCGGTAACGCAGATCGGGTGATTGCGATCTTTGCGGTAAATCCGGCATGTACAGGACTCATTGTCCTGCTCAAAGTCCATGCCATCAAACTGCTGGTTTTCATTGATAATGCGGGACCAGCCATCAACGCCAACCACCGGAACGATGCCGTTCTGCTTGTCAGGGAAGGCGTAAATTTCTTTCGTCCAGGGATTAAGGCCGTACTGGTTGGCGACGATCAACAATGCGATAAATTGCGCATCGCTGGTATCACCTTTAAATGCCGTCTGGCGAAGAGTGGTGATTAGTTCCTGTGGGTCGACAGAATCCATGCCGACACGTTCAGCCAGCTTCCCTGCCAGCGTTGCGAGTGCTGTACTCATCCGTTTTATACCTCTGAATCAATATTAATTTGGTGACGGGCGATGGTTTCAGCCATGTAGCGGATGTGTTCTGCCATGCGTTCCTGAAAATCGACATCGTCATCAAATGCACGGGAAATAGCTTTTTTGCTGGCCCCGTGACGTTGCAGATTATCGATGCATAGCGATTCAAACAGGTGTTGGGGCAGACCTTTTTCCAGGTCGTCTGCCAGCTCAGCTTCAGTTTCTTCACGGGCAATTTGCTGGTAGTGTCGTGCCCATGACTGCTCTTCAATGCGATCGGGGATAAGCCAGGCATTCATGATTTATCACCTCCGAAATTTTCAAGCCTGTTGGCAATCATGATGGCGATATCAGGGATTGCTGGCGCTGTGGCTATACATGCGGGGTTGGCGCACAAACCATAGACGGCGGCAATCACGAGCTGTCTTTTCCAGTCGAGAGTTACTGGCTCAGAATTGGCGTCATCGCCGGACGTATCACTGCCTGGCTCGTTCTGAACAACGGTTTCGCCCTCCTGAGCGGCATCAACAGAGTTTTCCTGAATGATCTTCTCCTCAGTTTGTGCTGAGTCTTCTCCATCAGCGGCGTCATTTTCTCCAAAAGTTTCTGTGTAAGTGCTATCGCCCATTACCGCACTACAGTCAGGGCAGTTACCCCCGCCAGTCTGACCACAGACGCGGCAGTTTTTTTCCAGCTCCGGTTGCGCTACTGGGGCTGGCTGTTGCTCTTCTGGCCCGTTTTGTTGCGTATCCGGGCTGTTTTGTCCCGCTTCTGGGGCAATTTGTTCCACTTTGGACTGATTCTGGTCCTCAGTGTCGCGAGCCTGGATCCCCTTAATCCACTTCGGGTCGGTTGGGGCGCTGATGCCTTCAACGAACTCCCCACGAGAGGCAGCCAGCAATTTGTCTGCATCGACAGGATTTTTGGGCGAAATGTTTTTCCTGGCTTCATGGAGTTCTGCTCTCAGTTCCTGGTATTTCGTTTCTACAGATGAGACATTTTCCAGTGATTGCGTGTCCGCATTATGTTTAACTGGAATTTCTTCCACTGATTCAGGCGCTGCCTGTTCATTAGACATTGCGTCCGATGTTTGCTGCTTTTCTTCATCGTCATGTATCTCTTCTGCTGTTCCGCGCTGCGGCATTGGGGCTGATGAGCGACCGCAGGCGATTTCCACGATTTCCGGATCCGGGTTAGAGTGATCGGTTTCGGTCAACACTTTGTTGAGATATTCAGTCACGCGCGCCGGGATAGCCTCAATGCCGATTGGTGCTTCTTTCACTGAAGCCACCACAATGGCGCGGGAATAATCCAGCCCACCGGGCATGGCGATGAATTTGTCACGGAAAACAGAAAAGGGCGGCTTATTCTCTGACACGATTTCTTCAACGCGTTTTGCGTGTGCTGGGAGCAGGTTATAAATATCCACATCCATTGAACGGGCCAGAACGCCAGTGGCAATGTCTCGCGCCAGTGATGCCTGATTGTGGGTAAAGCCTTCGCCACGATCGGTAAGATTTCCGCCGCCAGCGTTAGCACCGGAAGGCGTACGAGTGATGCCTGTAACATAATTTCCTTTCTGCCATTCTTTTGCCAGCAATCCCTGATCCACATAGTCTGTTTTCATCCAGGTGGAGATGAACTTGTCGAATTCAGCCGGGCTGATGCGATGATTTGCAGAGTGGGGGAATGCTTTCCCTACAGATTCAGCTAGGCGACTAAGGTGATGGTTCGTCAGTTTATCCAGTTCATGATGCGCGGCGCGCACAGCAGTAAGCAGGCTCTGAAGGTAACTGTCCTCTGTGTCCATCTCCATACGGATCACGTTATTGCGTTGTTCTGGTGTGGCATGATGCCGGTATTTTCCATCTTCATCTTTGCTGAATAAGAAGAGGTGAAGGAAGCGATGAGTAAGGCTCAGAGTGGCGACGGGAATTTCACACTCAGAACAGTCATCGTCGCTGTCCGGGGATTCGCTTTTCTCCACATCATCCGGAATAGTTCCGTCCAGGTTATCGTTGTCATCGCCAGCAGTTGTGGCATCTTCACCGTTGATGTTGTCATCGAAGGGGATAGCCATCATGGTGATGCCATCGTTACCGCCTTTTTCATAGCGGTTGCAGAATTCAGTATCAAACACGCCTTCCGGTGGAAGGTCATTCACGACGGGGAAATTTACGCGAACGGGTTTTTTGAAATCATCCTCGTCGTAGCCTGCATCGTCCATGGCTGCAATGCAGCGGGAAACTGCGACAGAAAGTTTTCTGGCCTCGGTCCAGAAAAAACCGCCTTTGATGTCAAGGCGTTTTCTGACTTTATCGTTTTTTGCTTCGCAGTGTAGTGCAAAAGTCTGTTTATCAGCACTCATTGTATTTAAACCTCTGGCTGGATTAGAATTAGCGGCCCTTTGTCTGATTTCTCCGAATACGGTGACGCAGGGAGAAATCCGGTAGCCTGCGCTGCCGGATTTTTATTTCAGTGGAAGGTTGCCTGGTTTGCTGTTTTGTTAGTTGTTTTTTCCTTTTCGTGCTGGCATTCGGGGCAGTCGCACTCAGGATTTTCTCTTGCAAACTCAAGAGCCAGCGCCAGTTCATGGATTTGTTGTGCTTCAATGTTGCTTCTGACGACTTCACATGCGGCATGAATATATGGGCTTGGTGTTTTGCCATTTAACCCACATGAAACCAAACGACTGTCTTTATATTCGTTATTTCCAACTTCTGTAAGCACTGAAAAAGAAAATACAAAGTCGATTTTGTATTCTTTGCATATTTTACTGATGCGGTTTGCAATTTCATTAAGTTCATTTACTGCTGTCTTTTCGGTTTCAGAAAAGATTTGGTCAGGATTAAGTTCTTTCACTTTATATGTCCTTTTTTTAAGGCCTATGGTGCTGTTATATCTGGCATGAAACTGAATTGTCTGAATATCAAGTTGAGGGGTTAGAGTTCATGTGCCATCTGGTCATTTTCGGCGCATTGCTTACTGCAATATTGCCGCTCTTCGGTTACGGGGATTGTGCCTTTCATAAAATGAAGATGACTTTTAACGGATTTGGTTTGTTCGGTTTCCTTATTGCAGAGATGGTAGGCACATTTTATTTTTACATTTATCACCATGACTCCGCTTTTACAGGTAAACCATCACGTCCGAGGAAGACTTTAATCATGCAATCGGTAATGCATGTTTTTGTCGTGAAGTTACGAATATAGAGTTTTCTCTTTTCAATATTGTTTGCTGAAGCGATATATGTCCGCCCTTCATGAAGAACATAATCGCCAGGTGTCACGCACTGACGTGGTATTTCATCAGTTCTGAAGTGATGAGCAATCATAATTATCTCCATTTTCACAAATGAACTTTGTTGATGCGGTGCCTGGTGCCTCCAGGTGACGTTAACCAGTTAACAATTAACGCCGGGTCAGGGGACGATGACTTTCCGTGACATCCTGTCGGTTTAACTGTTCCGCGTGCGCTGAGCCGCATTCACCGCATCACAAAATTCACTTTAAAAAAGGGCGGATATCAGCCAGCAATTAAACTGATATCCGCCAATGACTACACACAGCAATGTTGTTATTCACAACCGGAAGCGCACGGTCGAAGAAATCTAACGACAAGCCTTCAAAGGGAAAGAGTCTTCGCCGTGCGCTTTCGTGTTGCACCCTGGCTTTTCAGGGTAATATCTGTTCAGTAAACTGACAGTGCCGGATGCTCACCCGTGTCCGGCGCACGAACTCCACCTGACCCGTGGAGAACTCCTCAACTACAAACCCCGTAAGGAGAGTGAATTTATGACACAAGAAGAAAAAGTGATGTTTCTGATGCGGCTGGCTGTCGATACCTACAACACACAATTCAGGGAGAAAGATATACCTCAAAAGGCAGTTCCTGCCGAGGTAGATAAGGGCGGTGCTATTGCCGTATTTTACGATGCATTTGAATCATTTTTTGATGAAAAACTCGATGCTGTTAGCGACTTCGGAACATCGAGTAATAAATAACGTTCATTACGGTTCTTAAACAACAATCAGTGGGCTTGATGTTGTTCTTTTCAAGCTCACTTGCCATCACTTCCATTATTCTTGCGCTTACACGAATTATTTGGTGGCTGTAAGCGACGCAACTGTCGCTGATATTGCTGTTTATTTCTATTACTTCATTTTCACCATTAGCATCAACTTCGGATGCGCTGTTTTCATTATCCTGTTTCAGTGCTTTTTCTGCCATCTGGATGCGTGTCAGCGTTGCGGAATTTGGGCTAAGTCGATAAACCTGTTTGGCATCTTCCAGAAGCAGGGCGATAATGTGCTTCAGTTCTGTTTCGTTCATAGTTAACTCCGGTAGTTGCAATTTATTAATATCAGGCGGTCAGTTCTTTAAGCTTCTGAACTGCTTTATTCATTTCATCCATACAGTCGATGAATTCGTCCAGTTTAAGCTGCATTTTTCCGGCGGCCTGAAGAATTTCAAGTTTTAAGGGCGCAAGTTTTTTGTTGAATACATCATCTTCCTGGCGTTTTTTCTCCGCAATTTCGGCGGCTTTCAGCAATTCTTCCGCCTGCTTTCTGAGTATTTCTGGTGAAGGTGAAACTGCTTTTAGGTTATTCATTTCAGGTTCCTGTTGTTGCAGAATTAATTTGTTGCATTCTCTGCGTGAGCGTTTCATTGCAGATTCGCACTTCTTGCAATAAATGGCTCTCCCGTCACGTTTGCTGGCATCTGAATAAAAATCATCGACTGATTTTGTCTGCCCGCATCTGGTACATAATTTTGATTGAAGGTCCTTAATGATTGTGACGTTTCCTTCCCGCTTGGGATATCCATATTTTTTGTGGCGGAAAAAGGTTACTCCGTTACCAGAACCTTCTTTTCTGACCTTAAATACAATGATGCTTTCCCGTTTATCGATAAAATCTATGAGCTGGTTTCTCTCCTTTCCTGACAGTTCGGCAAATGTCTTAACTTTTTTAGTAACTTCCGTAAGGCGAACGCCGTCAGGCATTTTTTCAACGAAGTTTTTAATCTCTGCAAGCGGACGCCATAATTTTTGCGGCAAAACTGAAGGCGTGGTCATCAATCACCTCGCTGTTATTGTTCCGGATTTGCGATAGCCAGCTGCGTAAAGTGCAGTGTTTGGAAGACAAGTAGAGCCTTCATATTTTCTGGTTAATGTCGTTATCGTGACTACTTCAGCTCGCATTGCGGCTTTGCGTTTGCACTGTAAGTGCACCCGTGAAGGTGTGGGGCGGTGCAGTTTATCAGCGCTTGATGCCTCCAGACTCTGAAGCTCAGCCCGGTGTGCTCTGCGGCGGGAAGCTGCGGTGCCTTTAAATTCTGTTTTTCTGGACATAGATTTCTCCCGAATAAACTTTGGCGATGCAATCTCGAAGCCTCCCCTGAGATGATTGCTTCGGCATTGCACCCGACAGCTTATGCGGTTGGGCGATCTGGCTTTGCAGCCACGTAGTCGAGTGTTCGACGTTGTTTAAAGAGCTTTCCAATTGGGACCGCGTTGTTATCGGTGACCTGTTGGTAAAATGATTATTAACCGTTGGTTAGTATTAGTCAATAACTTAAAGTTAAAATTATTGTAGGAAAATTCTATGTTTTTGATTTTTAGTTAATTATTATTGCTTGTTCGGTGAGCGACGGTTATCAAGTATGAAGGGGTATAGAAGCTAGGATAGATGAGTTTTGGCTAGCTGGGTTAATAAAAAACCCGGCTCTGAGGCCGGGGGAGAGGGCTAAAGCAGAACTGAATACCAGAAAACTTTTCCGATAATCTCCACGCTTTGAGTATCTGCTTCTTCGTCAGGGTAATCTTCACTGTTATAACTGCGTATGATTAGTTTTCCACCGGGGCGTCTGTACAATAGCTTTATACGCTTCAGTTTTTCATCACCGACACCAGGCTGTGCGATGGCGTAGAGTTTGCCGTCAACAATACGTTTGTTGTTTGTGTCTACTGCGATTGTTGTTCCATCTGGTATCACGGGTTCCATGCTATCACCAGTAGCCGGAAAACAAAGCACACCAGAACCATCACTGTTAGCTCCGACACGGCGCAGGGTTGCTTTTGAGAAGCGTAATTTAAAACCATTATGATCTTCGCAATGAACTCTTCCGTCACCGCATGCAAACTCAATGTCTTTCAGATATGGCACCTCAACTTCATCATCTCGTAGTGGTGTATTTCTGTCCCAAGTTTCAAGGGAACCCCATTCTGATTCGTTTGGAATAGAAGGTCGCTGTTTTACGGATGGCTCGTTACTGCCATACTCCAACCACTCCGGCTTCACGGAAAGCCAGTCACTAAGTGCCAAAATACTTGTTTTTTCTGGAATTGATGCAGAATTAAGCCATTTCCAGATCCCCGGTTCAGAGATATCAATGCCTCGCAGTTTCATTGCATTCTGAATCCGCTTAGCCTGACCGCGTCCGCCCACACCTGCATCTAATAATGCCTGTAGTAGTCTCTTTGAGAACGCTTCTTTTAGTTCATCTTTTTTAACCATACGTTAATTATCAAACATAGTTGACATAACTGTCAGCTAATAGTTAACATTAACTCGAAGTTAACTAAATTAATGGATAGCAGTATGAATCCGATACAATTCGCAGTAAAAGCTGTTGGTGGTCAAACAGTCGCTGCCCGTTTATGCGGGTTGTCAAATGTTGCAATTCATAAGTGGGTTAAAAACGGAGCGTTACCTCGCACCGAATACACGATGAAAACCAACTATTCGGAAATTCTCGCCAATGCATCTGATGGCAAATTTACCGCCGAATGGTTACGCAATGTAGCGAATCCTGATCGTCAACGATAAGCTCAATTAACACTGCTCTTTTCACAATGGACATTCGTCCTACGTCGCTGAAAAGCGAGCCCCAAGATATCTGACCAACTAAGGCCATATGCGTTTCCACGCATACCTTTCAACTAACTATTCACTATTTGGAATCATAAGAAATGTCACAAACAAGTTACAGCAAACTGTCGCAGCGCGATATCGATCGCGCTGAAACGGATTTACTTATCAACCTGTCAGTTCTGACGCAAAGGGGACTGGCGAAGATGATTGGCTGCCATGAATCGAAGGTCAGTCGTACCGACTGGCGATACATCGCGGCGATTTTATGTGCGTTCCAGATGGCATCTGATATCAGTCCGATCAGCCGGGCTTTCCAGCATGCCATTCGCGTTCATGCAAATAAAAAACGTCCGGTTGGGGCCGGACGTTCTGAGCAAATCCTGATGAATATCTGATATTCAGGCAGGGCATGGAGCAATACACGGGAATAATTCTGCCACATCTGGAAGAATTTCGCCAGCAACAACACCAACCGCAGCAGCCTGAAGCCGATTGGGTTAACCCGGAGATACCGGGACCGTCTGTGAAGATGTGCAGTCACACCAATGTGCAGTCACACCAACCGCAGCAGCCTGAAGCCGATTGGGTTAACCCGGGAGATACCGGGACCGTCTGCGGTATGGAGTAAATCTTGTATGCGAGGGGACTATGCGTAATTACGCAACAATTTCACCTCAGTTCTGGTTAGGCGATACAGGGCGAAAACTAAGGAAGTCTGGTCCGGAATGTATGGTAGTGGCGTTGTATATGATGACCTCGCCTCATTCCAATATGCTGGGCCTTTATTACCTGCCTGTTTTGTACATTGCTCACGAAACCGGACTTGATCCTGAAGGGGCTTCTAAGGGGCTTCAAATGGCTTGCGAGGCTGGTTTTTGCAGCTATGACCATGATTCTGAGGTTGTATGGGTGCATGAAATGGCAGCATGGCAGGTTGGTGAATCGCTGAAACCTGGCGATAACCGTTGTGCTGGGGTAAGAAATGAATATTCCGCGTTGCTGGAAAATCCTTTTTTATCATCATTTTATGATAGATATAAGGATGATTTCCACCTGGATGTCAGACGTGAATCATGTCGGAAAATTGAAGCCCCTTCAGAGCCCCTTTCAAGCCAAGAACAGGAACAGGAACAGGAAAGAGATAAAACCCTTCTGGTCCATGGCGAAAAAATCGCCACGGACCCACTGGTGGATTCTTGTCCCGTTCTGACTGAACGTCCAGGACCAGCTGGCATGACACCGGAAGCAGATTCCGGGCGTTGTGTGCAGCAGGTGCTGCTCGTCGAACCGGAGCAACAACACCAACCGCAGCAGCCTGAAGCCGATTCCGCGATGAGCGGGAAGCCGATTGGGTTAACCCGGGCGATGCCGGGACCGTCTGCGGGACGAGTTGATTATCCTGACGTGTTCGAACGGGTCTGGCGTGAATATCCGCATCGGGCAGGGTCAAACCCGAAGAAATCCGCGTTCAATGCCTGGAGGGCCAGATTACGCGAAGGGGTGTCACCGGATGTCGTGCTGGATGGCGTGAGGCGTTACGCAAGATACCTGGAGGCTACCGGGAAAGCGGGAACTGAATTTGTTCAGCAGGCATCGACGTTTTTTGGCCCGAACAGGAATTTCGAAAATCCGTGGTCGCTGCCGAAGGCTGGCGCAGTCAGCCTGCGTTGCGTGAATCACATTTCTGAACCGGACACCGAAATTCCGCCGGGTTTCAGGGGGTAATCAGCCATGAAAAACATTTCGACAGGAGGGATTCTTGAACGGGTGCGCCGTCTGGCACCACCGCACGTGGCAGCACCGTTCCGGACGACCGACGAATGGCGGGAATGGCAACTGGCTGAGGGCCGGAAGCGCAGCGAGGAAGTTAACCGCCAGAATCACCAGACGCGGGTTGAAAAAATCCTGAATCGTTCGGGCATCCAGCCGCTTCACAGGAAGTGCTCATTCGGGAACTACCGGGTGCAGAACGACGGTCAGCGCCATGCTCTGAGTCTGGCAAAATCCATCGCGGCAGAACTGCATACCGGCTGCACGAATTTCGTGTTCAGCGGTAAACCTGGCACCGGGAAAAATCACCTTGCAGCAGCGATTGGCAACTGGCTGATGGCGAAGGGGAGAAGCGTGATTATCGTCACCGTGTCCGATGTCATGAGTGTGTTGCATGACGGCTACGACAACGGCAAGTCTGGTGAGAAATTTTTACAGGAACTTTGCGGGGTAGACCTTCTGGTCCTTGATGAAATTGGCATGCAGCGGGATACGCGCAACGAGCAGGTCATACTGAACCAGATCGTCGACCGCAGAACGGCATCACTGCGCAGTGTCGGGATGCTGACGAACCTGAATCACGCAGCTATGAGCACACTCCTCGGCGAGCGGGTGATGGACCGTATGACCATGAACGGTGGTCGTTGGGTGAATTTTAACTGGGAGAGCTGGCGATCAAACGTTGGGCGTCAGGGTATGTGAGAATTTTTGACGAGGTAAATTTTCGATGGAAACCGTATTGCATGCACTGAAAGCGATGGGAAAAGCCAATTCTGTTGAACTGGCGGCGCGGCTTGATATCAGCCGTGAAGAAGTTCTCAACGAACTGTGGGAACTCAAAAAAAATGGCGTTGTTGATAAAACGGGTCACACCTGGTTTCTGGCTGTCGAAGGTGAATCCGGGGTAACCGAAGGGCAGGCACTACAACCTGAAGCGCCGGATGTGGTAACCGAAGAGGTCGCTCCAAAAGTTAGCGCTGACATGATGATTGAGTTTATCGCTCAGGAGGGGGCTAAAACCTGTGAAGAAATAGCGGGTAAGTTCGGCGTTACCACTCGTAAGGTTGCTTCCACGTTGGCGGTAGTAACAGCAACGGGGCGCCTGGTGCGCGTGTCTATCAAGGGAAAATTCCGTTATAAAGTGCCTGGCGTTGAAAACGGCGATTTGAGCGCGTCATCATCGCAGGATGAGAAATCACACCACGAAGCAGAAAACAGCGCGTCAGGCGGCGAACTGAATCGTTCTCCGTTGATGTCAGAGGGCACGGCAAAGGCCTGTACAGATGAGTTTATCCAGGATGTTCCGTCGTTCACCGAAAAATATGCTGGTGCAGTGCCCCTTCCACCTCTACGGGCCGCCAGTCGTGAACTTCGTCGCGCCAAAAAACAGGTCCAGAAGTGGGAGCGTGTCTGTGCTGCACTACGTGAGCTGAATAAACACCGGGAAATTGTCATGCAGATTACCGATTCATCCAGCAGTATTGCATCGGAAAAGTGATAACTGGAGAGCTTATGGCAAAAGTATTTACACCCGAAGAGCGGGAAAAAATTAAGGAGCAGATCGTTGAATTTGTGCGCCAGAGTGGACGTGAGACGTTACGGGCTCTGGAAGCTAAAACTGGTGCATCAAGGTATTACATAAACACTCTCGCCAGAGAACTGGTCGCAAGTGGTGATGTTTACAATTCAGGTTACGGATTATTCCCGTCTGAGCAGGCGCGTAAGGACTGGCAAAATGCCCGCAAAAAACTCTCGAGAGCAAAGGCAAAGAAACCGGTTGTCGTTGATCCCGGTCTTATCCGGGCATTACCCGATGGGGAAATACGGCGCTACGACAGACGCTACAACACAATTTGTCGCGAGTGCCGTAACAGTGAAGCAATGCAGCGTGTGCTGGCATTCTATAGACGTTGCGCACAGGCAAATAACAGTCTGCATAGCCGTGTATTGGCTTAACAGGAGCTAAACATGCATTTGAATAAAGAGCATCAATCCATGATGGGCAAGCGCCAGACAGAAGAGGCTGTTCGCGATCTGGAAAAACTACTTGGCTATCGTGAAACAAAACTGCTTTTCCTGGTTCCGGTTATTCGCCAGAAGGTTGAGGAAATTCTTGAAGAAAATGGCATCCCGAAAGAATACATGACGGATGCCATGGAATATTCACTCGAACTGGTACGAATTACTCCTGATCTGACCTGGCTTGATGAGTATCAACAACAATTTGAGAAAGGCGCAGAAACGTTACTTTCTGCTGCTGATAAAACAGAGCAGAAAACAGAACCATCGGTATTCTGGAATACCGTTGAGGCTATTGCCAGGAGCAAGATATTTGAGTTTAACAACATCAATCATTCCGGGAGAGACACTCATCAATCATCACATCTTGAGGGGGTGTCCATGCTTCTAGCTCTGTTGCGAGAGCAAGGCGAATGTCCTCAGTCGACATTGAACGACACTGAGCAATAGTCCATCCGTATTTTCCGGCAAGATAAAGATATATTGCGTCAAAGCCATAAATAGTCCTTGGATACCCCTCTTTAATAGCCAGAGAGTCCCCGAAGCATTCAAGAAAGTAATTTGAGCGGGCTGTTTCGTAATGAAAATTCCAGCGAGCCTGATTGAGTTTTTTGTCCATTTATCCTCCATTGTTGCTCTGTTTTGAAAAATGGAGACCTTCACGCTGCAACGTGAGGTCGTGCGCCGGACACGGGTAAACATCCGGTATTCAAAATTTAATGTTAACGAATTTTTAATATTGAGGTTATGACGTGAACAACAAAATCAATATTCCTCTCGAAATTAAAGAAATTAACGAAATCATTGAGGTTACTGATCGCCCCGAGTTTACCCTCATGCACCGTTATGAAACGGGAACCGACGAGCAAAAATACATCATGGTTGCAGCATTGGCTGTGATGGCGATAGAAAGGGAGCGGAGGGAAAAGGACGTAATGGTTATTCCGGCGAGAAATGATTCACCGGATTTGAGATGGCAGGAGCCGGAGTGGGATGTGGCAATCCGGTGATTGATATTTCTCTGGGGTAAAGCGCCGCCAGAATGACGGCGCGGTGAATTTTACGCAGCTTTACCCAGCGTAAAATCAAAGTGGATGTCGTCATACGGAAAAGATGTTCCATTTTCTCCTTTTTCCAGGAGGCCGTTGCTAATCAGTGCGGTTACATCCGTGTGTACGGCTTTTACGTCACGCCCGACCAGAGCGGCAATCTCACGGATTGACAGTTCTCCGGCACCAGTCATCGCCATGAGTATGTCCATGCGCTTAGGGGTAAGCACTTTATGCATCATTTGCCAGTCTGGGAATGAAACGATGCTTTCGTTCTTTGACGTCATTCCTTCGGCAACCGCTTTAAAGGCAGACAACACATCTGCCGTGAAAGCATCCATTGATTCAATACGTATTGTAACTGTTTTCATATCAGGCACCTCTGCGAATGGATTCTACATCATGGAGGAAGTCAGCAATGAGTTGCTCGATGGAAACAAAGTGGGTACTGATTTCCTGAGCACCAATGTGTTTGTGGTCGCCTTTACCTCTTTCGTTGTCGTAGCGCATGACGCAAACACCATCAACAACGTAAGCCATGCTGTATTTGAAGTTATGGCGGCTACCAAGAACGGCTGGAGCCACCTCCCAGATTTTAATCCTTATGTATTCGGATTCCCCAAGATGGCGAATGAACTCTTTATACAGTCTGGATGGCATAAAAACTCCGTGTATTTATGTTGTTAAGGATAACAACAGTGCATAGCGTTGTCAATTAATACAACATCAATGCTGAGTTGACGACAACACTTATCCGGGATTATATTCTTCGCACGGTCGAGTTGGCCGTCGGGATTGGAACCCCGGATAGAGACCGCGACAAACACACGCCGCGAGCGTGTTTTTTATTGTCGTATGCACGCGCACATCTGAATTATGGTGGGGCGCATGGGGGAGCTGAAAAGCTCGCCGGTCGGTTTCCCGGTAGTTCCAACCCTGTGCGTCTCACCACCCGATGATTGGAACCTTACGGTGGTGATAGTTTAGAAACCACTAGAGGGCGTCATTATGACAACTCAAATCTCTGTTGAAACCATCTCCCCGATTACCCATAACCAGATTCCTGTTATTACCACCGAGCTTTTGGCACAACTTTATGGCACCGAAACTAATAACATCAAAGTGAACTATACACGCAATGCCGAGCGTTTTGTTTGTGGGAAACACTACTTCAAATTGGAAGGGGCTGGATTGCGGGAATTTAAGAACAAGGTTACTCAAAGTAACTTAGTTGCACCGCGTACAAAGCACCTCATCCTTTGGACAGAACGCGGGGCAGCCCGTCACGCAAAAATGCTCGAAACTGATCAGGCATGGGAAGTGTTCGAAAAACTGGAAGACTGCTATTTCAGCCAGGGAAAAACAACACAAACCGAACAGCAGCCGCAGATTCAGCCACAATTCACAGCCGAGGAAATCATCCTCCTTTGCTACATGCAGCTCTGGATGGAAAAAGCCCAGGACATCAGCAAACACCTGTACCCTATAATGAAAGAGCTGAACTCCTCATACACGAACAAGCTGTATGACATTGCGTTTGAGACCATCTACATGGTGACGAAGAACAGAGACGCGCTACTGAGGGAGGTAACACGTCTCGACATGTCAAGTTCCGTTATCCAGCGGGCCATGCCAATGCTGAAAAGCCTGCGGGCAAGACAATTCGAGTTTTAAGGCCAGATTTGACAAATCCGCATTAACGGGGATATATTCCGCACCAAGGTGCTGAACACACCTATACAAGCGGAAGCCGCACCCGTCAGTCATGCGGATTTTTTATGTCCATTTTTCAGATATGGTCGGGTAGCGCGTATACCGAAAAACAGCCGCAAGGCTAAGGATACGGGCCGTTCTTGTATGCGGTGTTCAAGTACCCGACCGCCCTGCTGAACACAGGGATTCTGAACAAAAAATACAAGGACATAAAACTATGAGCACTCAACTCGTATTCAAATCCCACGTTCTTGAAACGATCGAACACGACGGCAAACAGTGGTTCACTGCCGCGACTTTGGCTTCTGCACTGGAGTATTCGCGCGGCGATAAAATCACCCAGATATACAACCGCAATTCGGATGAGTTTACTCCTTGTATGTCAATCAACCTCAAAATGAGGTTCAACGGGATCAACAATAGCTTACGAGAGAAAGATGTGCGTATTTTCTCTCTACGCGGTGCCCACCTGGTAGCGATGTTCGCAACAACTCCAGTAGCCAAAGAGTTCCGTCGCTGGGTATTGGATATTCTGGACCGTGAAGCTGAAAAAAGCGCTATACCGCTACAACCTCATATTCAGCCGCAATTCACAGCAGAAGACATCATCCTACTCTGCTACGTTCAACTCTGGATGGAAAAAGCACAACAACTCAGTAAGCAGCTATACCCCGTCATGAGAGAACTGAACTCTGATTACTACGGGAAACTGTTTGATCTGGCCTACGAGACTCGTCATATAACCAACCGGACTCGCGACACATTGCTCCGCGAAGCAGCAAAACTTGATCCCGCCAACTATATGGTGCATAGGGCCAGAAGCATGCTGGCGCAACTACGGGCAAGACAATTTGAATTCTGAAACTAAAGGAGCTTCGGCTCCTTTTTTGTTGGGAAAATCCAATGAGAGGGAATAATGAACCAGACTATCTTCCTCCGAAGTAAGCAGCAGCAACAATTCGCCATTAACGCCATCCTTGCAACAACTCTCGATAAAGACAAACCCGTTACGATCCGCATCACCGATTACAAGCGGAATCTCGATCAAAATGCCAAATTTCACGCGATGGTCGCTGATATCTCCCGACAGGTTCAGTGGTGCGGCAGATGGCTAAAACCAGAACAGTGGAAAGTTTTGTTAATCAGCGGTCATGCCGTGGCGACAAAACAGGAAGCTGATGTTTTGCCAGGTCTTGAAGGTGAATACGTCAATATCCGCGAAAGCAGTGCGCAGATGAGCGTGAAGCGTATGGCAAGCCTGATTGAGTACACAACTTCCTGGGCTGTGGAGCAGGGTGTCAGATTTACCGACAGGAGGTATGAATGAGACGACAGCGACGAAGCATTACCGATATAGTCTGTGAAAACTGCAATTACCTTCCAACGAAACGCTCCCGAAATAAACCCAGGCCAATCCCCAACGAATCTGATGTAAAAACCTTCAATTATACGTCTCACCTGTGGGATGTCCGGTGGCTCAGACGTCGTGCAAGATTTAATAGTCACTCCGGATAGTTCAATGTACGAGGAATAAGATGATGGCAAACCTACGCAAAGAAGCGCGTGGCAGAGAATGTCAGGTACGGATTTACGGCGTATGCAATGGCAATCCTGAAACTACAGTTTTGGCGCATTACCGAATGGCTGGAATTTGCGGAAGGGGAATGAAGCCAGATGACCTGTTGGCTGCATGGGCCTGTAGTGACTGCCATAATGAAATCGATCGCCGTACTCGCATTCTCGACAACAACGACGCCAGACTTTACCACCTGGAAGGCGTGATCAGGACGCAGGCGATACTGCTGAAGGAGGGGAAAATTAAGTCATGAATGAATATGAGTTTGTGCTTCCCTGGCCGCCGACGGTGAATACCTACTGGCGAAGACGGGGAAGCCAGTACTACATCAGCGATAAAGGCCAGAAATACCGAAAAGACGTACAGCAAATCATCCGGCAACTCAGATTAGACATTTTCACTAAATCACGACTTCGCATCACAATTATTGCTGAACCACCAGATTCCCGTCGTCGCGACCTCGATAACATCCTGAAAGGTTTACTCGACTCTCTTATCTACGCCGGATTTGCGGAAGACGACGAGCAATTCGATGACATTCGCGTAATTCGCGGCGTGAAAGTGCCTGGCGGTAGAGTGGGGATAAAAATCACCGAACTGGAGAACATTTGATGAATGCTAAAATTCAAACGATACCTGAATTACTGATCTGCACCAGGGGAAATCAGACAGAAGTCGCCAGAATACTGAACTGCAATCGTGCCACAGTCAGAAAATACATTGATGATAAAGATGCGAAAAAGCACGCCGTCGTCAATGGCGTCCTTATGGTTCATCGCGGATGGGGTAAAGATACTGATGCGTGATATCCGGCAGGTTCTTGAGCGCTGGGGTGCATGGGCGGCAAATAACTATGAGGATGTTACATGGTCGCCCATTGCTGCCGGATTTAAGGGACTGATCCCCGAAAAAGTAAAATCACGTCCACAGTGTTGTGACGATGACGCGATGATTATATGCGGGTGTATGGCTCGCCTTAACAGGAACAACAGTGATCTGCATGACTTGCTGGTTGATTATTACGTGTTGGGGGAGACGTTCATGGCGCTGGCACGGAAACATGGGTGCTCTGACACCTGTATAGGTAAACGCCTTCACAAAGCGGAGGGGATTGTTGAAGGCATGCTGATGATGCTGGGAGTGAGGCTTGAGATGGATCGGTATGTTGAGCGTGAATTGCCGGGAGGGAGAACCTCTGTATTTTATCAGCGAAAAAATAGTTTACGATCGTAAAAATCTGCATATCATGATAAGAGTGGTTACATTGCTACGCTGCTTAACCCGCCGATGCGCGGGTTTTTTTGTACCCAGAATCCTGTGAGCTATACGGAAAGTACACAGAAAGGAAGGTGCGACCGTAATTAATAACAAAATCTTAAAAATCGCATATAGCACTATTAGTTTTCTAAATATTGTATATTTTAAGTATTGCAGGATGACCCTGTAACGAAGTTTGCGTAACAGCATTTTGCTCTACGAGTTTGCCAGCCTCCCCCAGTGGCTGGCTTTTTTTATGTCCGTAACATCCTGTGTATCAATAAATGTTGTTGTCTACGTACGTCAAGTAGTCGCATGAGATCTGACCAGATATGTTAAGGTTGCAGCTCTCTTTGAATATGATTATCATTTTCATTACGTTATTGTTACGTTTATCCGGTGCGCCGTAAAACGCCGTCCTTCAGGGCGTGGAGGATGTCAAGAATATAGTTATCGTATGGCGCTCAAGGAGTATTGTGTAATATGAAAATAATAATTTTTAGAGTGCTAACTTTTTTCTTTGTTATCTTTTCTGTTAATGTGGTTGCGAAGGAATTTACCTTAGATTTCTCGACAGCAAAGACGTATGTAGATTCGCTGAATGTCATTCGCTCTGCAATAGGTACTCCATTACAGACTATTTCATCAGGAGGTACGTCTTTACTGATGATTGATAGTGGCACAGGGGATAATTTGTTTGCAGTTGATGTCAGAGGGATAGATCCAGAGGAAGGGCGGTTTAATAATCTACGGCTTATTGTTGAACGAAATAATTTATATGTGACAGGATTTGTTAACAGGACAAATAATGTTTTTTATCGCTTTGCTGATTTTTCACATGTTACCTTTCCTGGTACAACTGCGGTTACATTGTCTGGTGACAGTAGCTATACCACGTTACAGCGTGTTGCGGGGATCAGTCGTACGGGGATGCAGATAAATCGCCATTCGTTGACTACTTCTTATCTGGATTTAATGTCGCATAGCGGAACCTCACTGACGCAGTCTGTGGCAAGAGCGATGTTACGGTTTGTTACTGTGACAGCTGAAGCTTTACGTTTTCGGCAAATTCAGAGGGGATTTCGTACAACACTTGATGATCTCAGTGGGCGTTCTTATGTAATGACTGCTGAAGATGTTGATCTTACGTTGAACTGGGGAAGGTTGAGTAGTGTCCTGCCTGACTATCATGGACAAGACTCTGTTCGTGTTGGAAGAATTTCTTTTGGAAGTGTTAATGCAATTCTGGGTAGCGTGGCATTAATACTGAATTGTCATCATCATGCATCGCGAGTTGCCAGAATTGTACCTAATGAGTTTCCTTCTATGTGCCCGGTAGATGGAAGAGTGCGTGGGATTACGCACAATAAAATATTGTGGGACTCATCCACTCTGGGGGCAATTTTGATACGCAGGGCTATTAGCAGTTGAGGGGGGTAAAATGAAAAAAATATTATTAATAGCTGCATCACTTTCATTTTTTTCAGCAAGTGTGCTGGCTGCGCCAGATTGTGTAACTGGGAAGGTGGAGTATACAAAATATAATGATGACGATACCTTTACAGTTAAAGTGGGAGATAAAGAATTATTTACTAACAGATGGAATCTTCAGTCTCTTCTTCTCAGTGCACAAATTACGGGGATGACGGTAACCATTAAAACTAATGCCTGTCATAATGGAGGGGGATTCAGCGAGGTTATTTTCCGTTGACTCAGAATAGCCCGGTGAAGAGAACAGGCGGAGATTTATCAATGTTAAATACATCTCAATTCAGTCAGTTGATTGTTGCCTGTCTGATAATAGATGTGCTACAAAATTTCTGCATGGTGAATCCCCCTGAGCGGCGGGGCATATCAGCGTCACAGGTGTTTCTGTTTTACCTCTATCCTTTCTGTGCGGGTTCAGGTGCTGATACTGAACTCACCGGGAGGCACCCGGCACCATGCAATGAACGGTACATAGCGCTACTCTCCAGCCCCTCTCCGGAGGGGCTTTTTAATGAGGGGAAGACACTGGGCAGTGAAATGTTAAATCACTCACAATTCAGGTAGTTGACGGTTGTCTGCTTGGCTGCGAATTTGTTAAAAAAATCCTGCATGGTGAATCCCCCTGTGCGGAGGGGCGACTGGTGAATGGTATGATCTCTTTGATGATCGTAAGCGAGAATACGCGGGTTTGGTGGCACCAGGCCGAACTCACCGGGAGGCACCCGGCACCATGCAGTATACAGAGATTAGGCATATATCAGGGCCCCTCATAGCAGGGGCCTTTTTACATGCAAAAAAAAGCCGCCCCGGGAAGAGCGGTTGGCAAGAAGAAAAGCAATATGAACAATTAATTAACGCTGCGAATAATACCTTACAGTAATCACCCTGCGCAACTGTGAGGAGTGTATTTCTTTTTTGCGGGTGGTTGTCTTTTTCCCTTGTGTTTCGGGACTTCCGCTCACTCCTTATCTTATTCAGTACATTATCCCGGCCGGGAGGATTCATGGCATTTAAACACTATGACGTGGTCAGGGCGGCGTCGCCGTCAGACCTTGCGGAACGAATAACTCAAAAACTGAAGGAAGGGTGGCAGCCTTATGGTAGTGCGCTGATTTCGACAGCTGGTTATGGTGCGGAGTTCATCCAGCCAGTTGTGAGTGAGGGGAGCATCTCATCACCAGAGGAGCCAGGCAACCGTCCGACGACCTCAGCGCCTTCGGTTGCGCCAGAATATTACTATGTGATCGCGCTTGCTGGTCAGTCCAATGGTATGTCATACGGTGAGGGACTGCCATTACCGGATACATTCGACAGCCCTGATCCACGTATTAAACAGTTAGCGCGTCGCAGTACGGTGACACCGGGAGGTGCTGCATGTATCTATAACGATATTATCCCGGCAGATCACTGTCTCCATGATGTGGAGGATATGACAGGGCTTAATCATCCCAAAGCGGATTTATCGAAAGGTCAGTACGGCTGTGTGGGACAGGGGCTGCATATCGCCAAAAAGCTTCTGCCATTTATACCGGCGAATGCGGGCATTCTTCTTGTTCCGTGCTGCCGTGGTGGTTCAGCTTTCACCACCGGAACCGATGGCACATACAGTGACACTACTGGCGCCTCAGAGAGTTCCACCCGCTGGGGGGTGGGCAGGCCGCTGTATAAGGACCTCATTGGTCGTACAAAAGCCGCGCTGGCGAAGAATCCGAAAAATGTGCTGCTTGCCGTGGTATGGATGCAGGGGGAATTTGATTTTAACGGAACGCCAGCGAATCATGCAGCCCGTTTTACAGAAGTGGTGGATCAATACCGTGCGGACCTTGCAGATATGGCGGGGCAGTGTGTGGGTGGCTCAGCTGACAGTGTTCCCTGGATTTGTGGAGACACAACATATTTCTGGAAGCAGAAGAACGAAACGGCGTACCAGACGGTGTATGGTAGTTACAAAAATAAAACGGAAAAGAATATCCATTTCGTGCCGTTCATGACCGATGAGAACGGGGTGAATGTGCCGACGAACAAACCGGAAGAAGACCCGGATATTCCGGATATCGGGTATTACGGTTCAAAATGGCGAACGGACAGAAGCACCTGGACATCTCAGGACAGGGCCAGTCATTTCAGTTCATGGGCTCGCCGTGGGATTATTTCCGACCGTCTGGCAACGGCGATTCTGAGCTGCGCGGGTAAGTCTTCTGCGTTTGTTAATGGTACTGCCGGGGTGGTTGTTCCAGACAGACCGGTTACCACCTCAGAGTCTGTAATTTTTTACGATGCCAAAAAAGCTTCAGACAATCAGCTGAAACCTTATGGCTGGGACGGTATGGATGGCAGACGCACACTGGTTGATGACAGCGGCAATAAAGCTCTGCGAATTGAGAAAAATAACAGCGCGAAATCCTGGTCAATGTACTGTGATATTGCTGCAGACAAGGCAAAACTTTTACTGGAAAAAGGCGGGGAAATTGCTGTCCGGTTTAAAATCCCCGAAAACGTCAATCTTGAGACAACCAGAAACAAGTATGCCTTTGGTTTGTACTGGCGAATAGCGGAATGGCCGGGTGAGGGTGGTGAAGGCTATCTGAGTTCTTTCTTTGTCCAGACAGATAAAGCCAGTATTGATGTTGCATACCATCATACAGTTAATCAACAAAAAGAACTTGGCACGTTTGGCGCATTCGACCATGACTGGCATACGCTTGCATTTAAATTTAAGGGCAGTAACAGCATTAATGTTACTCCGGTGCTTGATGGTGTGGATGGACAGGCGTTTGACCTGGTGAAATGGGCCAATACTGCTAATGGACTCAACAGGTTTGTCATTACGGATATTACAGGTAGTGCAGAAACCTACCCTGTACTTATTGATACGGTGGAAGTTAAAGCAAACAAAGCTGGAGCAGCCGCATAATTGCTAAAAAAAGCCGCCAGCGGCAGGAATGGAAGCTGGCGGAGGTAATCCCAATGGAGAATGTAAAGAAAAGATGCTTTCGTACATTGGTTTTTTAAATGAAAACAGTTCTCATTGTCAACCATAACGGTAAGAAATTATGATATTTATTCATCAGGTGATGCTGTACTTCTGTACGGCGGTCTGTGTGCTGTATCTTCTTTCGGGTGGGTACAGGGCTGTGCGCGATTTCTGGTGCAGGCAGATTGATAAAAGGGCCGCTGAGAAAATCAGCGCCAGTCAGTCAGCCGGAAGCAAACCCGAAGAGCCCGTTACTCCTTAACAACCCCTTTCAGCGAGAAAATCCCATGTCAGAAATCACATCCCTGGTCACTGCAGAGGCAGTGAAGGAAGTCCTGCGCTCTGAAGAAGTCCTGAGCGCACTGAAACAGAAACTCCGCCAGAACCTTGAGTCGCGTCTTGATGCAGAAGTGGATGCCATTCTGGATGAACTGCTGGGCGCACCGGCAGCTCCGGAGCCGGAAGGCATCGCGGGTGAGGGGAGTGCTTCAGATGGCGGTGAACCCACACCTGACAGCGACATGATGATGTAAGCATGCGCAAGGGACCATCGGTGTGTGCCGGTGGTCTTTATATTGTTGTGAGCTTCCGGATTGCGGGAGACGGGGTATGTACCAGATGGAAAAAATCACAACAGGTGTGTCATACACCACGTCAGCGGTGGGAACGGGCTACTGGTTCCTGCAGTTGCTGGACAGGGTTTCCCCGTCTCAGTGGGCGGCAATAGGCGTGCTGGGGAGTCTGCTGTTTGGGCTGCTGACATATCTGACGAACCTGTATTTCAAGATTAAAGAAGACCGGCGTAAGGCGGCGCGGGGAGAGTAAGCTGATGAGCAGGAAATTCCGCTATGGTTTATCAGCGGTCGTTCTGGCGCTGATTGCTGCAGGTGCTTCTGCGCCTGAAATCCTCGACCAGTTTCTTGACGAAAAAGAAGGTAACCACACCACGGCATACCGTGATGGTGCGGGTATCTGGACCATCTGCCGTGGTGCCACCCGGGTGGATGGTAAGCCTGTCGTCCCTGGCATGAAGCTGTCGAAGGAAAAATGCGACCAGGTTAACGCCATTGAACGGGATAAGGCGCTGGCATGGGTGGAGAAAAACATCAGAGTGCCACTGACTGAACCCCAGAAAGCGGGTATTGCGTCATTCTGTCCTTACAACATTGGCCCGGGTAAGTGTTTCACGTCGACGTTTTATAAACGAATTAATGCAGGAGATCGCAGGGGAGCGTGTGAGGCGCTTCGCTGGTGGATTAAGGACGGTGGCAGAGACTGCCGTATCCGCTCAAATAACTGTTATGGTCAGGTATCCCGTCGTGACCAGGAGAGCGCGCTGGCGTGCTGGGGTATCGACAGATAAGCAGAATATTTTGCTGAAAAATGACGTTGGCCAACGCGGACGGATAACACGAAATCCTGCGAACTGGCAAAACCTAAGTGAATAAAAGTAAAAACCCCGTTTGTTGGCAGCAAGCGGGGTTTTGTGTTTCTGACCTTGGATAAGGCAAGGGAGAACATGGAAAAGTATAAACGAATTCTGTTGAGGTTGACTATGAAAAACGGCCTTGAACTGAAAGCGCCAGTAACTGATGACATCAGCAGAGCACTGGCTTTTGCTATTAAGTGGGTGGCGGTCGGTATATCGCTGTGTCTCCGATGCTGTATGGGCTGGCAAAACTGGTCATTGCGTTGAAATCGTGAAGGGAGGATTAAACATGTCAGACAAACTCATAATGCTGGCGAAGATCCTCTGTGTAATCATCGGCATTTCATTTTCACTAATGCTGGTTGCTCTTTTTCTTTCCATGGGCTGGATGATGTTATCTTCGTCGGGGATGCTGGGGTGAGCATAAACCGAATGCTTTCCGCGTTTACCGTTATTCTGCTGGTGGTCTGTGGTGCGCTTAGTCTGGGGCTGAATCATTACCGCGATAACGCCATAACCTACAAAGCGCAGCGCGATAAAAAAGTCAGTGAGCTGGAGCTGGCAAATGCAACCATTACTGATATGCAGCAGCGCCAGCGTGATGTTGCTGCACTTGATGCCAGATACTCGAGGGAATTAGCCGATGCGAGAGCTGAAAATGAAACTCTGCGTGCTGATGTTGCCGCTGGTCGTAAGCGCCTGCGGATCAACGCCACCTGCCCCGGTACCGTGCGTGAAGCCACCGGCACCTCCGGCGTGGGCAATGATGCCGCCGTCGAACTCTCTCCGGTTGCTGGACGAAACGTTCTCGGTATCAGAGACGGAATCATCAGCGACCAGGCAGCATTGAGAATGCTTCAGGAATATATCCGCACTCAGTGTATTAACTAGTATTTTTGTTATTCGGAGAATGCATGAAGAAATTACTGGTAACCGTAAAGCCTTTTCAGGGAACAATTCCGTTCCGTATTTTGCAGCGTGGTCGTGTTCTTGTTGAAGGTTCGTTCAGTGGTAAATGTACGCAATTACACTCCCGGACCTTTCAGGTGAATGCCACGAATGAAGAGCTAACCGTTGAGTATACGATGAATGCCGCTAAATGCCGCATGGTATCCGCTGCATTACAGCCAGTGTGTTGAGCGACCTTATTATTCATGCGCGGTATTGTCGCCGTATTCCTGCATTAACAGAGACCGCAGCCCGACCGGGAGACTCCTCTGCGCGAGTGTGCGGGGATAATCAAAAACGATACACACCGGGGTTTACCGCGTTAACGGAGCGCGGCGTTGTCCCCTCATGGTCGCTGGTCCGGTGCGATGGTGGAAGAAACCGGACGATGTGTTACCTCGCAAGACCTGTTATGTCATGTGTCTGATTTGTGATTTAAGTCGGATAATTGTCGTTGCCATTAAGCAGAGGATTGATGGCCGACAGGGTGGCATTGTTAGAATAAGACTTATTCTTATCTGTGCCGGGAATGAAAATGAAAATGAAAAGAAATCTTCCGTTAATTATTTTGTTGTCTTCTCTGGTTATGGGCTGTACGCAACATAAAACAGATATGCCCCGACAGTTGGTTAAGGCATTACCACAATATCCGGCCTATGCAGCGGCAAATTATATAAAGGGACGGGTTGATGTGAAGTTTGATATTGGTGCTGATGGTACTGTCACCCGAATTGAGTTTATCCGTTCAGAGCCGCACCATCTGTTTGATGAGCAGGTTGTAAAGGCGATGGCAAAATGGCGATTTGAGAAGGACAGGCCGCGTAAAGGCGTGAAGAAAACGTTTATCTTTAGTCCTTCTGCACCCTGATTATTTCATCAGAAATTAATTATCACTCTGTTGTTATTCTGTACATCCCGGCAGGGTAAGTCTTGTTCCGTCGGATATGAAGATGAAATATTGTTGGAGGACAGTGGGTAGCTGCTCCTGTAACCGAACGTTCATTTCTCGTTATTTGTCATGCTGGCCGGGCGCAGGTGCGTTGCATCTGTTGCCAGCCTTCTCCGGCAGGCTTCAATAACCCACGCTGAAAAGTTACCGGACCCTTTATGCTCAAGGGCGATGTTGATCTGTTCAATCATGTGATTGGGGAAACGGATATTGCGGGTTGTGGTTCTGCGGGTCCGGTTTTTCGATGACATATTTATTTCCTTTACTGATTGCCTTATGACGGGGATTTTACATGGCTGAGCTTCGTACACTCCAGAGCAGAATCAAAACACTGAATACCCGACGGGTGAATATTCTGAAGGGTGAACAGCGTCGTGTCAGTGGCAGTGCACGTGTTTCCCTCAAGCGTCATATCTGGCTCAGGGATGCCGGGCAGTGCTGTCTCTGTGGTCGTGTGGTTGACCTCTGTGACAGTGAACTCGATCACCGAATTGCACTTCAGTTCGGTGGTGGTAATGAGGAGACGAATCTCTGGACGCTCTGTACCGAATGCCATCGACAAAAGTCTGCTCGTGAAGCGGCGGGTGGTATGCCGGACCCGACACTGCCGGAGGTGTCCGGAGGTAGTGGCAGAGCGGACGACATCATCGGACTGTAACCCGACCCGGGGGGGTATCATCCGGCGTAAAAAACGATCGCTCCGGACACCGCGCCCCCTCTCACGCAGAGAAAAAATTCCCGTTTCAGGTCAGTTAACATGTTAACTGGCTTCACGGGCATTTTTGCAGTTTTTATCTTTATCATTCAGTTTGTTGCGCGGAAAAAATGTTAACAGGCTTTTTCAGCAAATGTTAACCAGGCAGCAGTTAACATTTGCGGCATGAGACGCCGGGAAAAATGGGCTGAACCATACCCGGCTGAGTGCATTCTGGACCCGGGAGGAGGCTGTGCTGACAACGCAAAAACGAAAATTTGCGCTGGCGCTCATGTCCGGGAAAAACAAAACAGCGTCAGCCATTGCCGCCGGTTATTCGGCGAAGACAGCCAGGGTTAAAGGCTCGCAGCTGGCAAAAGATCCGGAGGTGCTCGCGTTTATAGCCTGTAAGCAGTGCGAGACGGTAGAGGTGGATGAGGTTCCTGTTTACCGGCAGAAAAAATCAGAGCAGGAGGATAAACCCCGTCGCCGTGAGGCGGCTGCAATACCACAGCCGGACGAAACAAATCCGGAGATGCCACTGCCCGTGGTGATATCTCCTGGTATTGAGTATATGGATGACGGTCTTCCCGATCCGGTGAAAGCGATGGGGCGTCTTCTGGTGGAGAACATTAATACCGACCCCAGGCTGGCGCTGGATGTGGCTTATAAGCTGGCACAGTTCACGCACCACAAAAAAGGGGATGCCGGTAAAAAATCGGCAAAAGGTGACGCGGCGAAAAAAGCGGCTAACCGTTTTGCGGTGCCACCACCCCCCCGACTGGTGGTGAATAATGATAATGAGGGCAGCGGATGATACCTGTGTGGAGCACGGCCTGCCCGGACTGGGCAGAGCGCCTGAAAAAGGGGCTGTCGATTATTCCGGCTCCGATTTACCCGGACCAGGCCGCACATGCCCTGGCGATTTTTAAACAACTGCGGATTGTGGATGCACCGGGCAGCCCGACGTTCGGGGAGTCCTGTGCACCGTGGGTGTTTGATCTGGTGGCTGCCCTGTTTGGCTCCTACGATGCGCAGACCGGTGTACGCCATATAAAGGAAGTGTTCATTCTGATACCCAAAAAAAACAGCAAGTCCACGCTGGCTGCCGGGATCATGATGACGGCGCTGTTACTGAACTGGCGGCAGGCGGCGGGCTACACCATTCTGGCCCCGACCGTGGAGGTGGCGGCTAATGCCTTCAATCCTGCCAGGGATATGGTACGACGGGACGATGATCTGGATGACCTCTGTCAGGTGCAGACACATATCCGGACCATCACCCATCGGGTGACGGACACCACCCTGAAGGTGGTGGCAGCCGATCCGAATACGGTGTCCGGTATCAAGTCCGTGGGGACACTGATTGATGAACTGTGGCTGTTTGGCAAGCAGTACAAAGCGGAGGACATGTTACGTGAAGCCATAGGTGGCCTTGCCTCCCGCCCGGAAGGGTTTGTGGTGTATACGACCACCCAGTCGAATGAACCGCCCGCCGGGGTGTTCAGACAGAAACTGCAGTACGCCCGGGATGTGCGCGACGGCAAAATTCATGATCCGCACTTTCTGCCGGTGATATTTGAGCATCCGCCGGAGATGGTGGAGCGCGGTGAGCACCTGCTGATGGAAAACCTCGCCATGGTCAATCCGAATCTCGGTTATTCGGTGGATGAGGCCTTTCTGTACCGGGAGTATCGTAAAGCCCGGGAAGCCGGTGAAGATACATTCCGGGGGTTCATGTCAAAACACGCCAATGTGGAAATTGGTCTTGCCCTGCGTTCTGACCGCTGGGCGGGTGCGGATTTCTGGGAGCAGCAGGGCAGGCGCGTCAGCCTGGACGATATTCTGCAGCGCGCTGATGTGGTGACGGTGGGGATTGACGGCGGGGGCCTGGATGATCTGCTGGGAATGTACGTGATTGGCCGTGACAGGGAAACCCGCGAATGGCTGGGCTGGGGCCATGCCTGGGCGCATGAAACCGCGGTGGTCAGACGGAAGAGTGAGGCATCCCGTTTTCAGGATTTTGTGGCCTGTGGAGACATGACGATTGTCCGTCGGGTCGGGGATGACACGGCGGAAGTGGCGGAGTATGTGCGTCGTATTCATGAGGCTGAGTTACTGGATCATATCGGTATTGACCCGTCAGGTGTGGGGCAGATTCTGGATTCACTGGCGGAAGCCGGGATCCCCGACGGAATTGTTGTGGGGATAAGCCAGGGCTGGAAGCTGGGCGGGGCCATCAAAACCACCGAGCGCAAACTGGCTGAGGGAGTGCTGGTGCATGGTGGTCAGCCACTGATGGCCTGGTGCGTTGGCAATGCCCGGGTGGAGCCTAAAGGTAACGCCATCCTTATTACCAAACAGGCCAGCGGACGGGGGAAAATTGACCCGCTGATGGCGCTGTTCAATGCGGTATCCCTGATATCCCTGAATCCGGAGCCCAAAAAGAAAGAATATGCGGTTTTTTTCATATAACCCTGTTCACCCTGTAACCATCATGGACCGCTGCGGCGGTTTTTTTATTTTCAGGAGGCTGATGTGACTCTTAAACGGGCCTGCTCCCTGCTGACGGTGAAATCCTTCAGTGAGGATGAGCGGGTGATCACCGGGATTGCGTCAACGCCTTCTCCGGATCGGGATGGTGACATCCTGGAGCCGGAGGGCGCGGAGTTTGGCAGTGCGATCCCGTTTCTCTGGCAGCATGACCATTCCCGCCCGGTGGGGCAGTGTACGGTGCGCCGGGTCAGCGAAGGGCTGGAAATCACGGCAACACTGGTGAAGCCCGTACCGGATATGCCGTCGCAACTGGCTGCCCGGCTGGATGAGGTCTGGGCGGCCATTAAGACCGGGCTGGTCAGGGGGCTGTCCGTGGGCTTCCGTCCCCATGAATACACCTTTCTGGACGGAGGTGGACTGCATTTTCTGCGCTGGGAGCTGATGGAGGTGTCTGCCGTTACCGTGCCCGCGAATGCGGAATGCACCATCCGGACCATTAAATCTTACGACCGCCCGTTTTCTGCCGCGTCCGGCAACCGGAAACCGGTGGTGAAAATCGCATCTTCTGCCGGCGCTGCGGCACAGTCAACAACCGTTTTTCATAAGGAAAAGACCATAATGAATATTGGCGAACAGATTAAAAGTTTTGAAAACAAGCGTGCAGCGCTGGCAGCCTCCCTTGAGGAGGTCATGACCAAAGCCGCAGAGGAAGGGCGCACGCTGGATGTGGAGGAGGAAGAGCATTACGACAGCACCGCAGCGGAAATACGTCAGGTGGATGCGCACCTGAAGCGCCTGCGTGAACTGGAAGCCGGTAAGGCCGCCACGGCGCAGCCGGTGAAACAGGCCGGTAACGGGAATGTGGCCGCGGTGGCTTCTGCGCCGGTGATCCGTGTGGAGCAGAAACTGGATAAGGGGATTGGTTTCGCACGTTTTGCCAAATCGCTGGCTGCGGCTAAAGGTGTCCGCTCTGAAGCCCTGGAAGTGGCCCGTCGTCAGTATCCGGATGACAGTCGTCTGCATCATGTCCTGAAATCGGCAGTGGGCGCGGGGACCACCACGGATCCGCAGTGGGCAGGCAGCCTGTCTGAATATCAGGAATACGCACAGGACTTTATTGATTACCTGCGTCCTCAGACCATTATCGGGCGATTTGGTCAGGGCGGGATCCCTGCACTTCGTCAGGTGCCGTTCAATATCCGTGTGCACGCCCAGGTGTCGGGCGGTGCTGCCGGCTGGGTGGGTGAGGGTAAGGCAAAACCCCTGACGAAGTTTGATTTTGAATCCATCACCTTCAGTCATGCGAAGGTGTCGGCCATTGCGGTACTGACGGAAGAATTGATCCGTTTTTCCAGTCCGGCTGCTGATGCACTGGTCCGTAATGCGCTGGCGGAAGCGGTGGTGGCGCGTCTGGATACAGACTTTGTGGACCCGAAAAAAGCGGCGGTGGCAGATGTCTCCCCGGCGTCCATCACCCATGATGTGAAGGGCACGGCATCAAGCGGTAACCCGGATGCGGATGCAGAGGCGGCGTTTGGACAGTTTGTGGCAGCAAACCTGCAGCCCACCGGTGCGGTCTGGCTGATGTCCAGCACCAATGCCCTGGCGCTGTCCATGCGTAAAAATGCGCTGGGTCAGAAAGAATACCCGGACATGACCCTGCTGGGTGGCTCCTTCCAGGGGCTGCCGGTGATTGTCTCCCAGTACGTGGGTGACCAGCTGGTGCTGGTGAATGCCCCGGATATTTATCTGGCGGATGACGGCGGCGTGGCAGTGGATATGTCCCGCGAGGCATCACTGGAAATGCAGTCTGAGCCGACCGGCGACAGTACCACGCCGTCGCCGGTGGAGCTGGTTTCCATGTTCCAGACAGGCAGCGTGGCCATCCGTGCGGAGCGCTGGATCAACTGGCGTCGTCGCCGTACCGCGGCGGTGGCGGTGATCACAGGAGTGAACTACGGCAGTGCGTCCGGCGGCTGAGTCTGATAAGGAGGACGGGAGGCGTGCGCCTCCCGTAACAGGTTATGGCAAAGATCCGATATCTGCAGGGCACGCATGATGCCCGGGCCGGGGATATCCGTGATGTGGCACAGCCGTGTGCGGAGGTGCTGGTTCGCCTGGGAAAGGCGGAGTACATCACGGTGCGACGTCCGGCAGGTCAGAAAAAGAAACGTGATGCGGAGCATGGCGAATGTGGAACCTTTTACGGCGAACCCGAAAAAACCAGAAATCAGGACGTGACGTAAGAGAGGCGGGCTGGACCAGCCTGTTTCAGGCGGTGGCTGAGCCCTTTTCCGGCGCCTGGCAGCAGGGCGTGAAAGCCGATCCTGAAGCCGTCCTCTCCTTTCATGCGGTGTTTGCATGTATTTCGCTGATATCCCAGGATATCGCCAAAATGCGGCTGCGTCTTATGCAGACAGATGCGCATGGGATACGCAGGGAAACGCGCCGGGGGGATATTGCCCGCCTCTGTCGTCGCCCCAATGCCCAGCAGAACCGCATTCAGTTTTTTGAACTGTGGCTGAACGCCAAACTGCGTCACGGCAATACGGTGGTGCTGAAAATCCGTAATGCCCGGGGGCAGATCAAAGAACTGCGTATTCTGGACTGGAACCGGGTTGAACCTCTGGTGGCGGATGACGGCGAGGTGTTCTACCGCATCACGCCGGACCGGAACTGTGGGATCACTGAGGCGGTGACGGTGCCTGCCCGGGAAGTGATCCACGATCGGTTTAACTGTTTTTTTCATCCGCTTATAGGGTTGCCGCCGGTGTATGCCGCCGGGCTGGCGGCCACGCAGGGGCATCATATTCAGGAAAATTCGACGTCTTTTTTCAGAAATGGCGGCAGGCCGTCCGGGGTGATTGAGATCCCCGGCAGTATTACGGAAGAAAATGCGAAAAAACTGAAGAGCAACTGGGACAGCGGGTATACAGGCGAAAATGCGGGGAAAACGGCCATTCTGAGCAACGGGGCAAAATACAACCCCACGACGTTTTCACCGGTGGATGCGCAGACGGTGGAACAACTGAAGATGACCGCTGAAATTGTCTGTTCGGTGTTCCGTGTCCCGGCCTACAAGATTGGCGTGGGACAACCGCCTTCCAGTGACAACGTGGAGGCGCTGGAGCAGCAGTATTATTCCCAGTGCCTGCAGACGCTGATTGAGTCCATTGAACTGTTACTGGATGAGGCGCTGGAAACGGGGGAAAACGAGAGTACGGAATTTGATGTCACCACGCTGCTGAGAATGGACAGTGAGCGGCGCATGAAAACGCTGGGGGATGCGGTGAAAAATACGCTTCTCACGCCCAATGAGGCCCGTAAACGGGAGAACCTGCCGCCCCTGGCCGGCGGTGATGCACTGTATCTTCAGCAGCAGAACTACAGTCTGGAGGCGCTGTCCCGTCGTGATGCCCGTGAGGATCCGTTCGCGTCGACCGGGAAAACGGCCTTAGCGCAACCGCCTGACGGCGCATCTGACGGTAATAAGGCAATCAGTGAAACAGAGCATGATGCGGTGAAGGCGATGTTCAGGGGGGATACTGCGAAAATGACGGAACGGGAACTGTCCATTATCCGTGCGCTGGGTGAAGAATTTTCCGCAGTGCTGGCGGATTTACAGCGCACATTTGAGGGGAAAATAGCCGCGCAGGCACAAACGTTTGAAGAAAAACTGGCTTCCCTGTCTGTGGTATTACAGAAGTGCGTGACGGGCGATGATGTGCGTCCGATGCTTGAGCAGATGGTGAAGGAGGCGGTAAGCCATATCCCTGTTCCGCGCGACGGTCGTGACTATGATCCCGATGTTCTGCAGAAGGCGGTGAATGATGCTGTCGGGAAAATACCGGTACCGGCGAACGGTAAAAGTATTACTCCCGATAGTGTGCGTCCGATGATTGAGCAGATGGTGAAGGAGGCTGTAAGCCATATTCCTGTTCCGCGCGACGGTCGTGACTATGATCCCGATGTTCTGCAGAAGGCGGTGAATGATGCGGTCGCAAATATTCCGCAGCCGGCGGACGGTAAAAGTCTCACCCCGGATGATGTGCGTCCGATGCTTGAACAGATGGTGAAAGAGGCAGTGAGCCATATTCCTGTTCCGCGTGAT